CGAGAGCGTCATGGTGATCTGCGATGGCAGGTCGCATCGCTCAAGGGAGTAGCCTACGCACTTATTCCCAAGGCAGCAGCATCCTGGCGGGCACGTCCTGAAACCATACATGCCTGGCCCGCAATACGCCTGGCTTGCGCATTCTACGCACTGCCCGCTGCTGCACCCGCAGCCTACTGGGCAGTCCGTAACGCCGGTCGGGCACGGGCCGGAGCACTTGCCGCAGCAACACGCCGCGCCGCCCGCAAGCGCACCGCCCTGCAACAGCAACGCACCGCCCTGGTTGATAAGTGCCATCAGTTAGCCGCCGTGGAGCAAGTGGTGACCGTGATAGCCACCGTAGTCGCAGTGCCGGGGAAGAACACGCCAATTCTGCGACGGGAGAATGTGAGGCTAGCAGTGCTCAGCGAGGCACCCCACAGTACCTCCTCCATGGACGGCACAAGCGTGGCGTAAGACGTGGGCGCGGTCTGGAACGCTGCGACGTTGATCGTTGAGAAGCGAATCTCTTGGCTCGTGACCTGCACGGCAGTGAAAGCCGGTGCCACGCTCCACTGCCATTGCCCGAGGAACCATGTGCCTCCCTCGTTGAACACCGCACAGTCCCGCGTTCCCTCAGCCTCGATCGGCAAGAACAGGTTCGTCACGGTGAGCGTGTTAGGCGTCGCGGCTTGGTACTTGAGCGTGACTGTCTTTGTCTCGCCAACGCCCCAAGGACCATCGTAAGTAGCGACGCGGAACGGCTTGTCCCGACGCGGCTGCTCCACAGCCGCGCCGAACATCAGCGGCCTGACCCGTGGCACGATGCGTTCGACAGCTCGCACCACTCGAGCGATCCGAGCTGCGCTGCCCACGTCGAACTGCGTGAGGTCTGCCATGGCTAGATCGCCGGCGGCGTGGTGGGAGGCGTGCCGAAGAGCGTCGAGAAGTCTGTCTCGGGATTGACCCGCCTGTTCAGGATCGCTGGCAAGCCGAGCGTCAGCCCGCCGTTGCCGTCGAGACCGACCGGGTTCGGGCTCGCAACCCACTCGTTGTTTTGCGCGTCAAACACCATGGCCCGACGCCGCTGGTTGTTCAGGATGAAGTTCCACCCGACATCGGGTAGCTGAAGGTTGTGCCCGCTCTGCCGGTAGTGCAGTTCCATAGTGGCTTGCCAATAGCTGGCAATCGCCCCCTGGAACTCCTCCCGCACTGTCTTCACCTTGAGGTTCTGCGCCTTGATCGTGTGAAGCGGACAGCCGAGATAAGTAGCGCTGTTCACCTTGTTCTGCGCTTGAAACAGCGCAGACGGGAACTGCAAGTAGTTTTTGCTGTAGATAGCAACGACCGTGGATTCCTGCGTCACAAGCCCCGGGAAATAGTCGCCCGCAGAGTTTGTCAGAGGCCTGAGTGTGCTGCCGTCGTAGTACGTGAGCGCGGGAACCTCGCCCGGCGAAGAGTCGAAATCCCACACTGCTGACCGCTGCGTCGGATGAAGCAGTTCGTCGAGCAGAATGATCCCGTAGTCGAACGTGACGTGCGTGAAGTATGCGGAGCCGTCGAAGCCCTCGGTGAGCTTCATCGTCCGCACACGCTGATCCGGGTACGTCGGATGCTGCGAGCCGAGGTCAATTCCGAGGTGCTGGAAAATCTCCGTCTCGGCGGTCGGGTTCGTCGGCGTGTCATCGCTCAGGATGCACACGAACTCTCGCGTGAGCTTACGGGGCTGGCCGATTTGGTACTCGGCTTTACGCGGCAGTTCTTTGGACGATACGACGCTCATCTGTCGAGCCCTAGAGAATTGTGGCAGGCTGACCGAGCCGATTCAGGTCGCGGTCGATGCTGGTGGCGATCCGGGTCATGACCTTGTTCAGCAGCCGCAGTTGAATCAGTTGCGGATCTTGCTGCTGGTTGAACAGGTCGAGAACAAGCTGCTGCCCTTCCTGCGTCCGAACGTCGGCGGTCTGCACCTGACGCGGGCCGAGGGTGTTGAGTTCGGTGAGCCGTTTCTGTTGGCGGTCGAACTCGGCTTGCTGAGCCTTCGCCTGCTCCTCGGCGAACTTCTGCTGCTGCTGGAAGATTTCTTGCTGTTGCTTGGCTTGGGCTTCGGCGAGTTGCTGCTGGCGTTTTTGGAACGCTTCCCGCTGGGCGGCTGCGCCGCTGGCGATGTCGCGCTCCTTGGCGGCAACCTGGTCAATCTGTGCGATTCGCTTGTTCGCCGCGTCTATGGCGTCCTTGTCGTTAGCCTTCTGCGCGTCTTGAAGCTGCTTCTGCACATTGGCCTTCTCTTCTTCTAGAGACTTAAGCCGCTCCGCAGATTTGATCTGCGCCTGCTCCTGCTCGCTAAGCGAGTCAAAGATCATCTGATCGACTTGTTTTTGGACTTCCTCGCGGCGCTTCGCGGCGTCCTCAATGTTCTTCAGTTCTTTGTCGAAGAGTTCCTGCTGGCGTGCCACCTCATTGTCGAACGCTTCCTTGTTCAGGATGCCGTCGCGGGCCTGCTCCTGGGCGGTGGCGATGCCGTCTTTTAGACGCTGAGCTGCCTCGGCACCGGCGTTGCCGAACTCAGCTGCCCGGTTGATCGTCTGCCCGATGGCTTGATCGACCTGCTCGAAGGCGCGGGCGAAGCCCTCGCCGAACCCTTGCTCCGACGCCTGTTGCTGGTCTTCGAGCCGAGCTTGCAACTGGTCGAGTTGGGCAAGCCGCGCGGCAGCGGCATCTGCCTCGGCTTGGTTACTGGCTTCGCGGGCCGCGAGCAAGTCGGCGGTCGCCTGAGCCTGCTGCTCCTGCACGTCGATGATCTGCCGCTCGATCTCTGACTGCTCTTGGCCGGCAGCGAGGAGCTCATCGACGCGGGCCCGCTGGTCTTCAAGCCGCGCCTTCTCGGCGTCGGCTGCAGCCTTTGAGCCGTCAGCAATGGCTTGCTGCTCGGCTCGGACTTTTTCCAGTTGGGCGATGCGCTCACGCACAGCCTCGGCGGCGACCTCTTGACCCAATGCGGAACGAGCCGCTTCCTCTTGCGCCAACTGAGCAAGTTCGCGCTCTACAGACGCCACGTTCTCCGCCGCCTGCGCCCGGTCGGTGTCGCCTCCGAACTCGCGCTGGATGCGGGATTGCTCTAGCAGTTGATCCGCCACCTGGCGGTCTGCCTCGACCCTGCGTTCGGCTTCCTCGGCGGCCTTGCGAGTCTCTTCCTGCACCGTGCGAAGCGACTCGATCTGCCGCTCGAACTCGGCGGTGGCGTTTGCCACGCCGCGAGCGTACTGCTCGGCGTTCAATTCCTTCGCGTTGGCCTGCTCGTCCAAATCGGCTAAGGCGTTCTGGAACTCCAGGGCTGCGTCGAATCCGGCCTGCCCAAACTCGCCAGCCTTTTCGATGGCACCATCGAGAGCCTTGCCGGAATCGGCGATAGCCTTCTGTACGTCAGCCAGAGCTTTCTGCTGCTCGGCAGTCAGCGTCGCCACGCTCTCGGCTGTCTTGTCCACGCCTTCGGCGGCATCGCTCGCGGCACGGTCGATGCCGAGGAAGTTTTCCGCCATCGTGAGCAGTCGCCCAACGGTGCCGCCGATAGCGTTGGCAATCGTGGAGAAGATCGAAGAGACCGACCCGAACACGCTGCTGATGACGTTGCCGATTGCCGACAACGCACCGCTCAGTCCAGTGAACTCTGCGAAAGACGAAACAGCGGAGCCGATGTATTCAACCACGCTGCCAAGCGTTGACCCGACGATCTCGCTAATCTGGCCGAAGCCGGTCGTGATGATGGTCACGACGCGGCTGATGGTCTCGCCCAGGACGCCGACGTTGGCAGCGATAGCACCAATCGGCGTGAACGAAACAGCCCATTCGGTAACAGCCACTGCCGAATCGCCGAACGCTCTGAACAATCCCAGCACACCATCGAGCAGCGGCTCCAGTGCGACCGACGCGGCCTGTGCAATAACGGCAAAGGGCTCGAACACCGTGCCAATGATTCGCCCGACATTGCCAAGCTGAATCCCCAGCCCCTCGACCACGCGACCGACTTGAGTCAGGATCGGTTCCAGCACCTGCCCGATCGGGTCGATGACCGCAGTGAGCCCCGCTGTAATTTCCGCGAACGCACGAGACACGCCTTCGCCGAGGCCGGTGAACGGCAGGAGCAGGGATTGCCCGAGCCCCTGGGTCGCAACACCAAGTGCATCGAGCCCGGCACCGAAGTCGTCAATTCGGCGTCGGTCGATAACAGACAGAGCACGACCGAACCGCTCCATGTCCGCAGCCGCGCCGCCGATGTTGCGGAAGAACGGAAGCAAGTCAGCCCCGGCACGACCGAAAAGGGCTGTAGCGGCAGCCGTGCGACGGGCGGGATCTTCGATCGAGTTCAGCGACTCGCCGATGCGGAGGTACTGTTCCTCTGGCGAAAGTGCCTGCAACTCTTCCGCCGTCACGCCGATCTCGGCAAGCGCCTTCTGCGCGGCCTTGCTTTCCTCGTCAACACCGAGCACCGACTTCTGAAGTCGCCCGAACGCGGCGCTCACCGCGTCGATGCTCGTGCCGCTGCGGTTCGCTGCCTCTTCAAGCGTCTGAATGAACTCAAACGACACGCCGAGCTTGTCGGCGGTGTTGCCTAGTTTCTCGACTCGATCCTCCAGAGCGGTGAGCCCCTGAACGACTGCCGCGGCACCAGCCCCAAACGCAGCCACGCCAGCGACCGCGGCGGTGAACGGATTGATGAGCCCCGCAACCGACGCACCGATGCTGGTGATCCCCTGCGACAGCCCGCCGCCGAACACGCGGGCCAGCCCCTCGCCGGCAGATGACAGCCCCGAGAGCCTGCCCGCCACGTTGCCAATCGGGCCGGGCAAGGCAGACAGCACACCGCTGAGTTCGTTGAACTTGAGAGTGCCGCCGTCGCCGGCCTTGTCCGACGCTGCCGCGTACTTGTTTGCCTCGACGGTCGCCTTGGCAAACGATTCAGCCGAACGCTGCACGGCCAGGCCGTACTGTGTCTCATCGAGCAACCCGGCATCGCGGAGCCTGTTCAGTTCCGCAATCGACTGCTCGTATGCCTTGGTGGCCCGCTGCTCCTTCGTCAGGTTGGCTTCGACAATCTGAGCCGCCCGCCCGAGGTCGCTGGCAGCATCGTTCGCCGCCATCTGCAACTGCTCGAGCGACCGGGCGTAGTCTTGCGGGCTCGTCAGCCCGGCCTTGAGGCTCTCGGTCAATGCCCGCAGGCGAACCTCGAACTTTTCCTGTTGCGCCGCCGCAGCCGCAGACTCGCTGCCAAACTTCTTGAATACCGCCGTGACGCTGGCTGCTTCCTTGTCCAGTTGATTCAACGCCTTCTCAACAGGCGACAGGCTCTGCCGAACGCCGGTCGCGTCCGCAGAAATCTTCATCGCCAGTGAGAGCACGTTCGCCATTAGCCGAGTCCAAGTTGTTTTGCCAAATCCAAAATCACGTCGCGAGCCTGCACCTCGTGCTGTGGGGCTTCTTCGATTGGGTTGAAGTCGCTCGCTTTCGGTGCCTTGCCCTTCTCGCTGTACGGTGCCAGGATCGCCGAGACCGTCAGGCCCGTTTCAAGCCAACTGTCAGGGATCGCGTGGTAGTACCGCGTGAAAGCCATCCACTCGCCAAGCTCGCGCGACGACATTCGCCGCTCGATCTCGCCTACCGTCATGCCAAGATGCCCCGCCAGACGAAACAAAAACCGTCGCGTCGGGCGGATGTTCAGTTTTTTGCCAGTTCCTCCACGTCGCTTTCGCTCATCGCGTTGTGCTTCATCGCCTTGTCGAAGAGCCGCGACACGACCTTCGCGCTCTTGCTCGCCAGTTCTTCCACCTTCTCGTCACGGAACAGCCGCTCGCCGGTCTCGGGATGGCAGAGGCAGCGGGCGAGGAACTTCGTGCGGAAGTTGTCGATGCCCGTCTCCTTCTTGCCGATCCATTCCCGCTCGTAAGCGTCACGCTCGCCAACGGTCATCACGCGGATGCCGAGGGTCATTCCGCCCCACTCCTTGACGGTCACCTTCAGGATGCCGAGGTCTTCGGCGGCGAGGATCTGAGCTGCGAGTTCTTCAACGGTCAGTGCCATGTCTACTCCTTGACGATGCGAAAAGTGCCTTTGAATCGGTACACGTCCTGTACCTTCCCCGCAATGTCAAGCGTCTGGCAGATCGCTTTCGTGGTCAGCGTCAGCCCGCCACCCGAGAACGACAGCAAACCCTTGCGTCCGTACTCGCCCAGGCCGAGAGCGACGCCGGACTGAGCGGTAGAAAAGCTCGACAACTCGACGGTGCCCATGTCGAGCGACCATGCACCGGATGCTGCGGCGGAAGAGCCTCGGGCCAGCGGCAGAGAGCCGCCGGCCACGACGCGGAACTCTGAGACTTCGCCGATAGCCGTGCCGCGCCACGCCACCGATACGCCCGTGCAAGGAGCAGCCATGACGGTCCTCCGTCAGGGCGACTACACGCGGGCGATACGGATCGTCGCCTGACCCCGGATCGCGTCGTTCGTCGCCAGCGTCAGCGTGCTGGAGTTGACCGTGTAGGGCACGCCAGACAGGAGCGACGTGCCGCCCGTGCTGATCGTGCAAGTGCCGGTCGAAGCGTCGGCGATGATGCTCTTGCCGAGGTAGTTGAACTGCACGCTGCGGCCCGTGTCGGTCGTGCTGCCCTGAAGCGGACGGTCCTGCGTCAGGATGGACGAACCCGTAGTGAGCCCAAGGTGCGAAACGTCGATCTTTTCCTGGTCGGCGGTCGGGTCGTTATACGTGATGACGATGTTCGTGATCGTGTAGTTCGTGCTGCCGAGCTTGAGGCTCGTGCCGACGCCATCATGAGGGGTATCAGCCATGATCTACGATTCTCCTACGTTTCGACCCACATCACGGAATACGTTTGTGTCACGCTGTAGACCGGCGGCATCTCGCCGCCCGCCAACTGAATGAAGCCATCCGCCTCGTTGGTCAGGCTGACGTTCTTCACTACGACCGATTCTGCCTCCCCAGTGCCGAAGCCATCCAGAACCAGGCGGCACTTGTCGGCGAGGTCTCTTACTGCCTCATACGTGGTCGCGTAGCAGTCGACCGCCAGGATCACCGTGGGAGTGCCCATCGGCCCGGCGAGCGTGTGTTCTCGCTGGACTCCCGACCGCCGCCATGTCACGAACGGCAGATCCGCCGTCGCCGGGGCGATGACCGGATAGACCCGCGTGCCCACAATCGCTGCCACGTCGGCATCGGCGATGAGGGCAGACCGGCAGACTTGCTCGGGGCTTTTGAGCGGCATGGGCCACTATGCCACGCCCGCCGGCAGGGCTTGCAGCCTAGGCTGGGCCGAGGGTGTCGGTGCCAGTGACCGAGCCTTCGTTGCGGAACCGCAACGCCGCCCACGCCTGCCCGAGCGTCAGCGACAGTTCCCGCTGGAGGTACTCGGCTACCTGGGCTTGGGTCTGATCCCACGCAGTCTGCACGGGAGGGCGACCGGACTCGCCGCCGACCGGCATGGCAGGGATGACGATGGGCTGGCTCGATTTCCTGAAAAAGGCTTTGGGGTACGCGGGGTCGGTCTGCACGCGACCGTCGCCTCCAACACCGCCCAGAATCTTGAACGGCCCCAGCCGGTTGAAGCTCGAAGCAATGTAGGTTGGCTTGAGTTCGTCAACGTCGTGCAAGACGCCACGGCCTCGGACGGTCTCCGTGATTACCTTCCCGTTCCGCTTTCGCGTCCGAATGAACGGCTTGGTAGGGCTTCGGCGTTCGTATGACCTCGCCTTGGCCTGGGTGATCCGACGTTCCTTCGTCCCAAATTCCAGCCACCATTGGTGAAACGCCCGGTCTGGCCCAGCCAGCACAGTTCCGCCCGCTGCACTGCTCGCGCCGCCAACCCCCGCCCGGTTGTATCCAATCAGCCCGACCGCGACGCCGCTCTGCTTGTACTTCACGATCTTGTAGTTCACCGCCCGCTTGAGGTTGCCGGTCGGCCCGACAGGCGTCACCTCTCGCAGCCGCAGATACGCGGGCCAGATCGCCTTCTCAATCGCCTCGCCCAGCACTTCGGCGGCTTCTGCCCTGGGGAAGAACGCCCGAATGTTGTCGCGGAGCGACCGCAGTTCGTCGGTGTTGATGTTGAGTTGGATGCCCGCGACAGCCATCACACCGTCTCCTGGCAGAGCAGTTCATGCTCGCTGCGGTTCTCCCGCTCGAGGATGGAGATGATCTCGAACGTGCGGCCACGCCACGAAATCCGCATCCGCTGCGTCAGACCGGCGAGATACCGCATCCGCACGCGGTGCGAAATCTCGGTCTGCTGCTGACCCGCCAGCAGGAACTCACGAGCCGTCACCCCCTGCACGCTGGCCCACACTTCGGCGAACGTCTGATCGTAGACGGGCACCATCTCGCCCATCGCGTTTTTCGTCTCGCGGTAGGCCAGCACGGTGATCCGCTCGCGGAGGTCGCCCGCCTTCATCAGACGATGCTCCCCTCGCCGACGATGACGATCTTGTACGTGGCCCCTACCGTCGAGGCGACGAACAGGCTGGATGCCGTCGTGCCTGCCGCCGTCGGGTTCGTAGCGAGCAGCACGCCCCCAGGCGGCACGCTGCCCGAATACGCCCCGGTCACGGTCAGCGTGTTGCTGGCGTGGGTGTTCTCGATGAACAGCACCTTCGCCGCCGTGAAGACAATCGTCACGCTCGCCCCGTCGCGGGTGTCAGCCAGCGACGAAAGCTGAAACGTGTCGGTGCCTGCCGACGTGCGAGCGTCGCTGTAGATCACCTGCGCCTGATTCGCCGCCGTGCCGTCGGTCAAGGCGAGGAAATAATCAGCCTTCGTGACGCGTGTGTTCTTCGCGATGTCGGCGGTGTCGGTCTCGATCCCGACGATGCGGCAGAGGATCTCGGCTGACAGGCTCACGTGTAGCTCCCCCACGACACGGTGTCGAGCAGCCGCATCGCGGCGACCGGCATCGACCCGTCGCCCCGCTTCTCGTAGAGTTCGTGGACGCACATGAGCAGAGCTGACTTCACCCGCTGCGGCACGCTGGCGGCGTCACCGTAGCCAGCCCACCACGTCACCGTAACGGAGTTCTGGTCGAGCAGGTGCGAGGGCCACGAGCCGCCGTAGAGGTTGCGGATCACACCCGGCGTCGAGTCGCGGTCAACCCGGTAGCTCGACGCCGAGAGGGTCGCGGTGCCGCCCGCGTCGCCCGTGACGTAGGTGATCGTCACAGCGGTCGCGGTGCCCGAGGCGATCATCGGCGGGCGGGGAAGATCGATCTCGGGCGGGAACGCATCGAGCTTCATCACGAGCTGCTGCGTCACCAACGCCCGGTCGATGTAGTCCTCGACCCACTCTCGCGCCGTCGTGATGTAGCCCTGGATCAGCGCATCGTCTGCCGACGTATCGACGCGGCAGTGGGCCTTCGCCTCTGCGAGCGTCACCGGCTCCACCACCGGGGCGGTCGTTCGCTTGAGGCTGCGGTAGCGTTTCATCCCTTGCGTCGCCTCCTGGGCGTGATGTCTGCCGACTCAGCGACCGGCTCCACGCTCGCCGTCTCAATCAAGGTCTGCTGGTTGTCCCGAACCTCGGTCGCGTATTCCCACGCGATGAGGCTCTGAGCCTGCCGCTCGGGAAGGTCGATCACCTCGCCGGGCTTGTAGGCACCGTGTGCCCGTGCCATCCGTATTTTCATTCGTCACCCACCTTCCATGCAGCCTTCGGAGGCTTCCGCGTCTCCTGCCATTCGTTGCAATACTGAAACACGGGCTGCCCGAGTTCTTGGCTGGGCCACGTAATCACGTACTCGCCGTGCCCGATGCAGACGCGGGGCGTGATGTAGAGGCGGTTGCCGCACGCCTTGAAAGCCTTCCAGAAAGAAATGTCAGAGTCGATTCTTCCGTCGCCCCAACCGCCCTGCGGATCGGGCTTCTCATGGAACCAAGGCTTCGCCATCCGCCGCAGGGCAGCGGTCGAGATGATCGTGCAACCGAAGTGCGCCGTGTCCACCTGTTGAACCGGGGCACCGAACCACTCGCGCGGCACCTGCGTCACGCCGCCAGCGGGCGGATTGTCGAGCGTGTCGAGCAGCGTGAGCATCGGGCGACCGTCCTCCCGCTTCGTCTGGAGCGGAGCCAAGGCGTCGCACTGAAACGTCATGGCGAGGGCGAAAAGATGCTCGATGTTTTCTCGGGACACGAAGCTGTCCATGTCCAGCGTGATGATGTACTCGGTGGTCGGCTCGAACTTCTCGAGCATCCGCGTCAGCACTTGCGACCAGAACGCTCCCTGCCCGAGCGTCGGGCGGATGTGCAGCGGCATCATCGCCTCGATGAAGCCGAAGATGTTGATGAGCGGCCCGAAGCGTGGCCCGCTCAGGATCGCCTCGCACCGCACCTCTACCGACGAGCCGCCGACTTGCACAAGCATGAGTGACTCCAAAACAGAAAACGGCGGGGAGGCTCGCGCCTTCCCCGCCGCTCACTGTGCCTGTCGTGTCAAGCGACTTAGCTGACAGCCTGGGTGTTCACGCCCTTGTCAGCAGCCGAAATCGGGCCAGCCTCGCCCTTGCTCAGACGGCAGGTCGTGATGACGCCGCACGTCGAAGCCGGGGTTGCGTACACAGTGAGGTACCGCCTCTTGCCCCGGAGGTCGATGTCGAAGCGATGGGCGTAGCCGACGCCAGCGGTAGCCGTCGAACCGGCAGCGACCGTGAAATCGGTGCCAGATACAAGGCCGCTGATGTTGGTCTGGCCCGAGCCAGCCGTGTCGCTCTGGGCAACCCGCAGCACATTCGCGGCGGTCGTAGGACCGGTCGCGGATGTGAAGGGGCTGAACAGAACGTCGATGGACGCATGCTCGAAGCCAATCGTGTCGATCTCAACCGAATGAGTCGCGTTCAGGGCCACCGAAACCTCGGCCTTGCTGACGCTCTTCGTCGCAGCTACATGATTCATGGGATCAAAAGTCTCCTAGGAAGGTGTCAGAATCAGCCGAACCGGAGGGCAACAATCGGGCCAGCCTTGGTCGTGCTGCCGATGTCGTTCACAACCATCGCGTTCCGCGTAGTGGCGAAGGTGAGGGTCTGGTCGAACTCGATGTACCGCTCGGAAGCGGTCTTGATCGAGATGGCTCGACGCTCGCCGAAGATAGCCGCCTGCGACAGGTCGCCGAACAGGCACGCCACCTGACCCGTCGTGCCCGTGAGGGCCGAGGTCAGAGGCTGCACGAGGGTGACCGGGTAACCAAGGAACGTCTCGCCGAAGCCGCTGGCGACGTTGTCGCTGGAGTTGCCGCCAGCCCCCGACGCACCACCGGGGAGCATGGCGAGCCGCAGCATCGCCGAGCCCCAGCCAGCCGGGGAGATGTACCACCGGGCGTTCCGGTTGCGAGCGTAGAGCGGCAGCCGGGCGAGCAGATCGGTGAAGTTCTTCATCGTCAGATCGCCGAAGGTCGTGTTGCTCGTGGCAGTCACGACCGACGCCGAATAGGCCGACTGAAGGATCTTCGTCGCCACGCCCGTCACGCCGTGATAAACCAGCGTGCCGTCACCGATGAAGCCAGCGCTGTCGAAGGCTTCGCTGAACGCCTGGGCCGTCTCAACCGCCATCGCATCTGCAAGGTCAATCACGGAGTCTTCCAGCAGCGAGTTCGGGGTTCGGTTTGCCACGCCCCAAATCTTCGCGGTCAGTTC